AGGAACGGAAGTTCCAGTGGCGAAGTTGGTAGGTTTGAAGTTTTGTGTATGCGGTTTTGAAGGTATATAAATAAAGGGGATTAGTTCAATGGTAGAGCACCGGTCTCCAAAACCGTCGATGGGGGTTCGAGTCCCTCATCCCCTGCTTTAAAAGCCTAGTATTCACTAGGCTTTCTTTTTTTCGTGTTGCATGTCGTGTTGCATCATACTTTCAAAATAAGTGTCTATTTTCTTGTCTACTTCTTTTCTTTCCGTACTAAAAGTATGTGTGTAAATATTTTTCATTACATGCGGAGTTTTCCATCCACCACGCTCCTGAGCATATTTCTCAGGAATATTCAATGCAGCCATGACAGAGGCATTGACGTGCCGCAGATCATGAAAGGACATGTGTGGAAGTCCACTCTTTTCCAGAAGAGCATTAAACCGGTGATGAATCTTATTGTAAGTCATTGGAACGATAACATCTCCCTGGACATTATTGATAAGCTCTTTGATGTAGGGCGGCATCTTATGCCTCCTAAGCCTTGTCTGCACCTTTCCTGTGTTTTTTCGGAAGTCTTTATTATCTGCACTGACTAATACCTCATGGATAGTAATATAATCCCCAGAAATGGATTTCGACTTAGTAAGCCCCCTGATTTCCGACATGGAGAAACTAAGCCACATGGCCAGAAGCACTGGAAGCTCAATATCTGTTCCTTCAAATACAGAGAAGATAGCATCCGGTGTGTTAAGCTCTTTAATCTGTCTGTGATATTTCGGTAAAGTGACGGAGCAGTTTAAATCCTTTCTGTAAGTATTTAGTGCTGCTGTGATTAATCCGTATTCATTCTTTACTGTCTTGGCAGAAATGGTTTCCATCGGTTTTTTCTGGTTTTTTCTTTTTGCCTCTTGGTTTACAGCTTCCTGGAGCATCTCTGTGGTGATATCCCTGATCGGGACGTCCATCAGGAATTTGAAGCCATTCTTTCGTTTCTTTTTGTAGTCAGAAATAGTAGTAATGCTCAGGACTGCATCTTTTGATTCAATATACTTATCAATCGCAGTCCCCAGGGTGATATTGTTTATTTTCAGAATATCATCCTTTTTTGCTGCCCAGTCCGCAGCCTGTTTCTCTGCATCACGTTTTCCTTTCGGACCCGGAATGTCGCTGGTGAAGGATTTGTAGATTCTTTTCTTTTTTGTGGTGCCGTCCGGCTGTGGAATTTCTTCGGTGTGTGAATACACCTGACACCGCCAGGATCCTGACGGAAGTTTCTTAGCTGCTGCCATAAAATCATCTTCCTTTCTATATTTGGGTATAAAAATAACAGCCCTCGAAAATATGTTCCGATTGCAGGCTGTTTCCGAAGATGATACAATATATTTGAATTGGGGTATCTGTCTTCGGATAGTTACTTGCCGTCCTTGTGCTGGTAACACAGGGGCGGTTTTCACATTTGACAAATAATCCAGCTTGACATATAATATACTTAACAAGAGAACCGTTGGTCAGTGCACACCTGACCGCCGGATAAAATAGGCTCAAAAAGTAGCACCTTACTTTACCAGAGCAGGGGTGCTATTTTTTGTGGTTCGATATAGTCAAAACAAGAGTTATGACAGCACAAAGCATAATTACAAAAGTAAATAAATCACTGTATGTAACCATAAGCACCAGCCTCCTTTCTTGCGTCCGGCGGCTGATATAGCACCCCAACGGTTCCCTGGGTAAGTATATTATATTGTCAAGGTGGATTAAGATAAGACTATAGTTTGTAGACAACTTTCCAGCCGGAGTTCACATTTAATTCTACTTTCTTTACAACTAACTCTTTATTAACAATACCAAGGTGAATCATGCAACCATCTTTTCTTCTCCAGAAGATAAGTCTGGCTTTTGCAATACTCCCATCTTGAGAATATCCAACTTCGCCAAAAAAATCTTGAGAAGGATTTGCTTCGTGGTGAGAGTTGTAAGCATAATGTAGAGTCAAAGGAACTTTTGAAGCACGACCAGAGGGTGTCAAAGGTTTTCCTTCGTAATAAGTGTAGTTATGTGCATATAAAAAGCAAGTAGTATCTATTTTCAGATGTTTGTTTAAATGAGCGAGTTTTAGAGCATGAGTAATGAGTTTATTAATCTGTTCAAACTCTTTATCAATTATTTTTCGGTCTGAAATAGGAACTGAGATGATTCCAGTCCTTAATTTTGAAGGAATTGTCCTGACAGTACAATTAATTACGGGAACTGACGGAGCTGGCACTTCAAAGTGGACAGCTTCAGGCTTTTTAAGTTTTTCTACGCAATCATGTTTGAAATGCCATAAATTTTTCTTTTTTAAAGATTCCCATTCTTCCGAAGTTCCACCATTATCCAAAAAATCAAGCCAATTATCATATTCTGTTTTGGAAAAATCTGGTTTAAATCTAAAACGGAGAAATAAATTGGAAAACAGTGCCATATGTTATCCCCCTAATATTTATTTAAATATATCTTTTAACAGATTCAATTAATAAGTCTTTATATTTATAAATATCATTTAAATTCTCTATGATATATCTGGTGAATTTTTTGTTTTCATCAGGAATAAACAATTGTTTGTTTTTTCTATCCAGATTTAATCGACAAATAGGTTTTCTATTATTATCTTTATATAAGATACCAAAATAACTTTCGGTATCTCTATGTACCACATCTTCCACAGGTACAGTACCTGCTAATAGTCCTCTAATTATATAAAAGGCTTCAAGCTCTTCTTCGGTGGTTATAACTTTTGATGTTGGTTCTTCAATAACAGCGGTTTCAGCTATAACAGGTGCTTCATCTTCACTATCCTTAGAAAGGGCAGAAGAAATTTTATTATTGACAATTTCATTCACAAAAGAAGAAAACGCTTTTTTAACAACAGGAGTAAATTTTTCAATAATACGTTGGTTTTTTTGACCGTCATAAATATTAGCAAGTATAAAGCGGACAAACTCTTCGGATGGTTTTTCGAATTCAGAAGAAAGAACGCCTTTTATAAGAGAGCTATATTTAAGTTCCTCAGCAGTACTAAAAATTTTATCTCTATCAAAATTTTCTTTACAGAATTTCTTAAATTCATTAATTGACGATTCTTTCAAAGAAAGCATATCAATCTCCAAAAAAGGGACTAAATCCATTTTATTAGATTCTTCCAAGTCGGTATAAAATCTATATATAATACCGTTTGTTAAAATACCAAATTTTGCAGGAGTAGTTCCGAAGTATCTAAAAAGCTGTGAGGAATGTTTATCAAGTTGTTCGGAGCAACTTTTGCATTCTATTAAAATATTCGGTTGTCCATCTTCCAATATAGCATAATCCACCTTTTCACCTTTTTTAATACCTACATCAGCGGTGTATTCAGGACAAAACTCTAAAGGATTGAATACGTCATATCCTAAAATTTGAAATACGGGTACAATTAAAGACATTTTTGTTGCTTCTTCTGTAGATATAGTATCTTTTAACATAGATACGCGTTCAGAAAATTGTTTGATTTTTTCATTAAATTCCATAAGAAAACCTCCTCATATGTGCATAAAAATATTATTAAATCACCAAAGTGAATTAACCATGCGCATGATATTCAATATGCTGAATATCTTCTTTTCGAAAGTCATCTCCTGTAATATGCTTCATAGCATGGAGATATGCTTTCATTTGTTTTTCGTAATTCATTCTAGAATTGATAAAAATTGTATAACTTCCATCTTCATTTTCTGTCACAACCTCATTTACGGTCATGTCCATTAAAATAACTTGGTAGCTAATCGACATTGTTACCACGTTCCTTCTTCTTTAATGCCATAAGCATGTTATAAGTTGTTTCTAAATCTTCTGGTGTAGCATCTTTCGCAGCGTCAAATAAAACACGAAGAGGTTTGTTTTCAAATAAAGTCTGTGCCATTTCTGCTGTTTCTTCGTTTATATAATACTTATCAGCTTCTTTTTCTTTTCCAGTCATCAAATAATCAACCGAAATATTAAAATAACTTGCGATTGTCTGAGCAATTTCTCCTGATATAATATTCCTTTTCTTTTTCCAAGTTGAAATCGTTGACTGAGATATACCCGTTTCTTTACAGAATTTATACGCTGTTATTCCGTAGCTTTGTAGTAATTGTTCAAATATGTCATACATGAATTGTCCACCTTTCACAAAAATGCAGTACTTCGCAAAAACGTACTAAAAATGATTGACAATTATACAACCGAATGATATACTACAAATGTACTTCGGAAGTACGAATCAAAAATAGATACATTTCGCAAATATAAATGCTTTATAAAATTGTTATACTACGTCTGACAAATAAAGTATAACATAATTACGAAGTATTTACAATGCACAAAACACGGAAAAGGAGGTAAATAATGTATAAAAAATTTGCTGTGTTATTAGATAAAAGTAACAAAACAGCATATCAAGTATCAAAAGATACAGGGATTGCGCAGTCAATCTTCTCAGAATGGAAATCTGCAAGAATTAAAACTCTTGGTGTGGACAAGCTCAACATTCTAGCTAATTACTTCGGTGTAACGATTGAGTATTTCCTAGAGTAGAAAGCGAGGTGAAGAAGGTGTACGAAGCATTTGTACATACAAAATACTATCCAGATAAAGAATCTAAAGCAATGGTAAGCTTTGAACTTCCGGAAAAAGACTGGGAAGAATTAGAGAAAACAGATGCATGGCAGTCCGTGGAGAGATTTTTAGCAAGAAAAAGGAATGGGATGCCGAACAAATTTGAAACATTAAAAGCAGTTACAGATATAAGGAAATTTTCTGAATTGATGTATGACATTCTAAAGGATAAGAAAAGTCCAAAAGAGATTGAACAATTCCTTTCAGAAGAGTTTTCAGAGGAAGGGCTACAGACATTGGAATCCATAGCCCAAAGTGGTTATCCATTATCTTTTGAGCGTAAGCAATAATAGCAACCATTGCCGCCATATGGTGAAAGAAAAGCAGCTCTTAATCGAGCGTCTTCATAACTTGCACAATTTATGACATTTTCAGGTTTTATTTCATCTATCTGGCAATTTGTCGTCTCATTGTCCAGGTCATGAATTTCACCAGTTGCTCTGTTTAAAACATAGCGACTTCCGTTAAATGGTGATTTGTAACGTCTCATGATAATTCTCCTTTCATAATACTCGGCATGGCAGTGCCTGTATCTATAGTATAGGAGAATAACCAGAAAAACACAAGAAGGGAGGTGCTCATATGCCAGTAGTATATCTAACCGAAACACAAGCCAGAGAAGCTGGTGTTACACAGGTTTTTAAGACTGCAATTATAAAGCAGAACACAGACCAGAAATCCCTTGCAAAGAAAATCGGCATGAAATACAGCACGCTGCACAAGCGTATCCACATGCCAGAGACAGCAACACTGGGAGAATTGTGGAAAATCATGGATGGTCTGGGGATTCCTGAGGAAGAAAGATTAAAGATTGTGAGGTGAAAAAGATGCACAAACAAACAATCAAAGACGCACTGTTCTGGACAGTCATATTATTTAATACCGTTCTGGAAGTCCCAGCGGACATGTCCATGCCGGCACAGATATTTGGAGCAGGAACTATTTTCTTCCTGGTCTATACGCTGCTAGATAAGTGCAAGGAAGTATCTAAAAAAGTCCGCAAGGCCTAGGAACCAGTAGCGGACAAAACAAATAAATACACCTTTATTGTAAGGTGTAGATAGGGAGGATGTCAAGATGATTAATGTGGAAAATGTGAAACTTCCATTTGATGAAGATGGAGAGACGGTGGTTATTACACTTAGTAAGTATAGCTATGATGCACTGATTAGAAAATCTGCACAGCTGGAAGCTATAAAAAATATGGCTCTGCAAAAAGAAGTGCTGGATGGGGATGCTGTCCTGGCTGTATGTGGAGTTGTGAAAGAGGAGGGAAAATAGCATGTACGTCGGAATCTGTAAAGAAATCGGGGAAACAGTTCCGGACGAGGAAGCGTTCGATTATGCATTTGATAGGTGTATGAAAGGAACTGAGAAAGAAAAACAGGAGTTCCGGGAGGTGCTGGATAGCGAAGAACTTATTAAAAAGATAATCGTAGACTGGTATTTTTCCGGGAACTGGGTACATAAGGAGGATGAAGAGTATGAGCGAGCATGATTGGAAAGTACATATTCCAGCGAGACAGAAAAGCATGACGGACAAACAGGAAGTGATTCGTGTATCCCCTGAAGCCTACAATGCTCTGGTAGAAATTTATAATGAATCTACTCTGTCTATTAAGGAATTGGCCAGTATTTTAATTTTAGAAGCATCAAAAAGAGTTGTCTACGATAAGGAGGAAAATCAATGAGTAAAGTAATTTGTGTTGCCGGAGAATCCGGCTCAGGAAAAACAACAAGCATGAGAAATTTAGACCCAAAGACAACCCTGTATATTGACTGTGATAAAAAAGGTCTTTCCTGGAAGGGATGGCGGTCACAGTATAATTCAGAAAATCAAAACTATATCAAAACAGACTTTGCCCAGGTGGTACAGCAGACCTTGCAGAAGGTGGATAAAGTTGAGAAATGGAAACATATCAAAGTTGTGGTGATTGATACCATCAATGGTCTCATGGTCTCAGATGAAATGCGCAGGAGCAAAGAAAAGGGATATGACAAATGGGTTGACCTGGCTGCCTGTGTATGGGATCTGGTAAACGAAGCGTATGAATACCGTGATGATTTAACCATCATATTCACAGCCCACACCCAGACAGACCATGACGAAAATGGCTATATGTTTACCAGAATCAAAACATCCGGGAAGAAGCTGGACAAGATTGCCCTGGAAAGTAAATTTACAACGGTCCTTCTCAGTAAATGTGTGGATGGAAAGTATAAATTTGAGACCCAGGCAAACAACAGTACAGCCAAAACTCCCATGGGGGCATTTGAGGAGTTTGAGATTGACAACGATATTGTAGAAGTAATTAAAGCATTGGAGGAATTTTAAGCATGAAGAAACCTAACAATTTTGAAAACACACAGGCGCAGGGTGAATTTACACCAGTAGAATTGGGAGGGCATTATCTCATTATTAAAGATGTGACAGAAACGCAGTCTAAGAATGGGAAAGACATGATAAAGGTATCTTTTGATTTTGCATCAAATGATAAGCAGCCGGGATATTTCATGGAATCTTTCAAAAATGATATCCGTCCGGAGAAGAAATGGCCAAACCAGGCAACACAGTATATCTTAACAGAAGACAGCGAAGGAAACTGCAGCCGGTCCTTTAAAACCTTTATTACCTGCGTGGAACATTCCAATAAAATGCAGGTGCAGTGGGGTGAAAATTTCGGACAGCAGTTTAAGAATAAGGCGGTAGGCGGCGTGTTCGGTCCTCAGTTGGATTATTATGAAAACAAAGAAAGAGAAAAAAGAGTTCTCCGCTGGTTTGTATCTGTGGACAAGGTAAAAGATGCCCAGGTTCCGGATACACAGGAAACCCAGGCGTATAAGAATTATAAAAACGGATATCATCCCGGTTCCACATCAGCAGGGGATGGCTTCATGAATATCCCGGACGGGGTTGACGAAGAGCTGCCATTCAGCTAGGAGGCGAGGACATGGATATTCAGATTGATTCCAGGGAAAAATCCAGGGCAATCCGAAAAATCGTCAGAACCTTTGATGAGCAGGGAGTAAAACATTTTTCCAGTAAACTACTGGTTGGGGACTATATGTCCCTGGACAACCCCCGGCTCATCATTGACCGAAAACAGAATCTCCAGGAGCTTTGCGGAAATGTCTGCCAGCAGCATGAGCGCTTTAAGAGAGAATTGCTAAAGGCCATGCAGGCTGGAATCCAGCTTGTTATCCTGGTGGAGCATGGGGCTGAGATTAAAAGCCTGGAAGATGTGTATTTCTGGAAAAACCCAAGGAAACACGAAGTGAGATGGAGAGTTGTGAATGGAAAAAGAGAAAAATACGTGGTGTCTGCCAAGGCGGTTGACGGAGAGCAGTTATATAAATCTCTCTGTACCATCCGGGACAGATACCATGTAAGATTTGAATTTTGTGAAAAGAAAGATACAGGAAAAGAAATTATCCGGATCCTGAGTGCGGGAGGTGACATGGTTGGCCAGACCCTATAAGACCGGTCTGGATTATTTCGAGTTAGATTGTTATTTGGATGAAAAAATAAGACTGATACAGGCTGAATTTGGGCTCAAAGGCTTTGCGGTAATCGTTCTGCTCTTCAAGGAAATCTACGGAGGGCAGGGTTATTACATGAGCTGGGACAAAGAAAGGTTGCTACTGCTAGTGTCAGAAAATGGTATAGCAGAAGGTGACACGAATTTAATATGGGAGATTTCCCAAGCCTGTGTCAGACGGGGTATTTTCTCCGCTGAACTTTTTGAAAAGTATCAAATCCTCACATCCAGAGGAATCCAAAAAAGATACTTCCGTGCAGTAGCCAGGCGCGGAAAAGTAGAAGCGAAGAAAGAGTACCTCCTTATTAAGTGCACCCAAAAAAAAGTAAATGTAGACAATAACTCAATTAATGCAGACAATAACCCGGTTAATGTAAGCAAAAGTACACAGAGAAGAGAAGAGAAAAGAAGAGAAGAGAATACAGAGGCTGCCGCCAGCATTTTGGAAGATGATGAGGATGATGGAATGGACCCAATGGAGGCTATGCGGATATGGAACGAGAGGAAGAAAAAACAGTAAGTAAACTGGAAAAGGATATTGCTGTCTGGAAAGAATCACAAGCCATGCATGCGGACGATATGGACTATTTTCATTATTCCCAGAGGCAGATAGACAGGCTGGAGATGGAATTGGACAGAATATCAAGAATGGAGAATGGAAATGGGTATTTACAAATTTAATTCAGATGATGCGTTTGCCTTTGCAAATGGGCAGGGAATTAAAACAAAAATAAAAGGGGAAGAGCTGCATTTACAGGACTGCCCGTATTGCCATGGCGGGTATCACGGGGATAAATATACCTTTTCCATTAATCTGCATACCGGACAGTTTAAATGTTTAAGAGCATCCTGTGGAGTTATTGGCAATATGGTCACCCTTTCCAGGGATTTTGATTTTTCCCTTGGAAATGAAGTGGATGAATATTACAGGCCAAAAAGAAGATTCCGCAGCTTTAAGAAGAAAGAAGAGCCGATTATTCCCAAAGAGCCGGCAGTTACATATCTGGAAAGCAGGGGAATATCGGAGGCGGTTGCCAGGAAGTATGAAATAACAACCCAGAACGACCATGACAATATCCTTGTTTTTCCGTTTTATGATGAAAAAGGAGTGCTGCGATTCGTAAAATACCGGAAAACAGATTTTGACCGGAACCGGGACAAGAACAAAGAATGGTGTGAAGCAGACTGTAAACCGATTCTGTTTGGAATGAAACAGTGTAATGATAAGTTTGACCGGCTTATCCTGACAGAAGGGCAGTTGGACAGCCTGAGTGTTGCAACGTCCGGCATTGAGAATGCAGTATCCGTTCCGACTGGAGCAAAAGGCTTTACATGGGTGCCATATTGTTATAACTGGGTATCAAAATTTAAAGAGATTGTTGTATTTGGAGATTATGAAAAAGAAAGTATTACCCTTCTGGATGATGTGGTCCGCAGGTTTCCATGCATGATAAAGCATGTGCGGCAGGAAAGCTATAAAGGCTGTAAGGATGCAAATGAGATTCTGCAGAAATATGGGACAGAAGCTATAGTTGAAGCAATCGAGACAGCAGTGCCTGTTCCGGTGAACCGTGTACTTCCCCTGGCAAGCGTGGAAAATGTAAACATTTATGAACTTCCAAAACTAAGAACCGGGATTGCAGAGCTTGACCGGACTTTATATGGCGGTCTGCCATTCGGAATGGTATGTGTGATAGCAGGAAAACGTGGTGATGGAAAATCTACGCTTGGAAGCCAAATCATGGCTTACGCTTTAGAACAGGGGTACCGGACATTTGCCTACTCAGGGGAACTGCCCAATTATCTGTATAAGAGTTGGTTCGACTTCCAGATTGCAGGCAGACACCACATTGTGGAGAATAAGACAGATTTTGGAACGCTCAACCGTTTTCTCACAAAGGCAAACCAGGAGCTGATTAATGCATGGTATATGGAGCGGGCGTACATCTATGATAACCGGATTGTAGAAAATGATGAGAAAGAGGACCTGCTTAAAAGCATAGAGCGTTCTATACAGCAATACGGAACAAAGGTCATTCTCATTGATAATCTTATGACAGCAATGTACATAGATGAGCAAAGAGGAAGTGACAAATATGACCAGCAGGGGCAGTTTGTAAGAAATCTTACCAAGTTAGCAATTAAATATGACTGCCTGATTCTCCTGGTTGCACATCAAAGGAAAAATAACTTTACAACAGATGCCAATGATGAAATCAGTGGTTCCGGGGACATTACGAATTTAGCTGGCATTACGCTGAGTTATAACCGTGGAACCAAGGATGAGATTGAAAAGGGTATGGTCAGTGAGTTTCAGAGGAAGTTGATTATAGCCAAAAACAGGCTGTTTGGAAAAATAAACCTACAGGGAATCCTTTTAGATTATGATGAGCGTTCCAAGCGGATTTATGGCACAGGAGATGATTTAGATTATCAGTTCGGATGGAATACGGATGAAAATGGATTTACCAGCGCAGAGAACATGGAAATTCCATTTTAAAGGAGAGATGCATGGAGGATGGAAAATTAAAACGATATTTTCAGATGTTTACGGATGTCTGGAAACTTTTTAAAGAATACAGCCAGCCAGATGGGAGTAGTCAGTTTTGGAGCAGCTATAAAACAGCAGTAGACAAGCTGGATAAGAAATATGAGCGCTCAGAGTTATTCCGAAATCTGGCACTGGCAGTGACAAAGGAGTTGGAGAGAATTGAAAAGCAAAGTTAATCAAAAAAAAGAAGAACATGTAATACATGTCTGTTATCTCTGCGGAAAGACCATTGAGGATGAAGACTACGAATATATCGGAACTAGGAGAAAAACAGATATCTGGATGCATAAGCGGTGTGTACCGAAGGGAAGGAGTGAGCAGAATGCTGCATGTGATAGATAATTACTATGCGCAGACCAATAATTACGGGTATAGCGTTTTAAGAGATACAGGAAAACAGAATCCAAAGACAGGTGAGCAGACATACATCACCCTTGGATATGTTGGGACAATCAAAGAGGCACTTGAGCTGGTTAAGAAGGATATTGTACATAACCGCATTAAGGCGAATGATATGGAGCTTGCACAGGCTCTTGGATATATCCGGGAGCAGACGGACAGGATATTGAAGGCTATGGTTGGAATAGAAGTATAGGAGAGAAACGATGCAAGCATTATACACAATACAGGAAGTCGCAATTTTCATGTTTCAGATTTGTGGTTTCCTGATGGGACTGCTGGTGATCTGGATATTGGTACTGGCAGGAGCGGAGCTTTATTGGGACCGGAAGTGCCAGATGGATAAAAACAAGAGGAGAAAGAAGCGGGGGTGACACAGTATGAAGAAAGAGAATTTAATCCCAGGGAAAACATACCTGAGAAGGCATAAAACAATAGTCCATGGCAGATATGGCAACAAGGAAGCCAAAGCAGAAGGTTACATAGAATGTATGCAGGTAACACCAGCCGGAGCAGTGTTCTTCCAATCCGGGAATTTGCTGAAGTTGACGGATGAGGAGATAAAGAAGGAGGTATGGGAACATGACGGATAAACAATACAAAGAATATAAAAAGGCCAAAGAAGAATTAGAACCAGTTAAAAATTTTTTGTTTTGGTGCGGAGAAAGAGGGTACCCAGCCAGACTGATTCCTTGTTCAAAATGTTTTTTGCTTGGCATTAGATTTGGTTTTGCAAAAGACGAAATATTTAAAATGCCAAAGGAATTAAGAGAAAGAGTGCTGCTTACAATTAAAGACTATGTGGAAGAAAAAGAAACGGAAATGAGAGGTATATAAGGAGGCATGGGAAGATGGACGAAAAGAAAGTTAGAGAAGCAATAGAAGATTTAAAAAAATTAGCGGAGTTATTGCAAAATAAAGAAAGTGTTGCTGTTGAACATTGTAATATAGCAATCGAAGCACTGGAAAAGCAATTGCCGGAGAAAGTGGATGCAAAAGAGGATTTTAAGGATTTTAATGGAAATTTAATATGCTACAAAGGATTCTGTCCTAGTTGTGGGTATGTTGTAGATTCCAGTAAAACCAATTATTGTAACGCTTGCGGACAGAAATTAGATTGGACGGTGGAAGAATGAACGTACTAGAGAAGATTTTGGAAGAAATCGAGGAAAGAATTAAGAAATTAAAAGAGGTAGATAATATGTGCAGAGTGAATGCCGAGCGCAGTAAAAATTTCGAAAGTGTGAAATATTTTCAAAGCTTGATGTTTGCTACAGAAAGAGCAGAAAGTATTATTGGCGATATTATCCGCTCCCACATGGATGATATTCCAAATACAAGCAATAAGAGATTGATTGACGCGAATGTGCTAGATGAAGAAGTAAGAAAATTCTTTCTTGCGATTACGGGAAATCCAAAGCAGGCAACAGTAGTCAGAGAATGTAAAGAATCGTTCAGAAGAATGATAGATGAGCAGAAGACAGTATATGCGAATGATGATTGGATTCTGGTAAAAGAGAGACTGCCGAAAGAATCAGGGTATTATCTTGTACAACTATCAAAAAGATTAGAAAGCGAAGATTGGGCAGATAGAGTGGTTGTATTATACGATGGGGAAAGTAAAGAATTTATGTGCTACGAGAAATATATAATAGCCTGGAAGCCACTTCCAGAACCATACAGAGCAGCAAACAAACCAGACTGGAAAGAGAATATGCTTAATACCTTTCTGGCAGGACATTAACTAAATTAACCTTTAGGAGATGAAAATGGATAAAGAGCAAAAAGCAATAGAACGAATTAAGATGGCTTCTGAAATGAGTTTGCAATACTACGAGAGACCTCTGGTGTGTACATATTCTGGAGGGAAAGATTCAGATGTGATGTTAGAACTGTTTAAAAGATCGGGAATTCCATTCGAGGTTCACAACAGTCATACAACGGCAGATGCACCACAAACGGTATATCATATACGAAAGGTATTTGCAGAACTGGAGCAGAAGGGGATAAGATGTGAAATTGATTATCATCACCTTCCGCTTGGTGGAAGGGTAACCATGTGGAATTTAATTCCTAGGAAATTAATGCCTCCAACGAGGAGGGTGAGGTATTGCTGCTCTGTCTTAAAAGAGACGGGATGCAAAAACAGGATGATTGCAACTGGAGTAAGGTGGGATGAAAGCAATAAAAGGAAAAATAGGGCAGAATTTGAGACTTTAGGAAAGACAAGTAGAGAAGCTACAAGAATAACAGAGAAAATGCTTCTATCGGATTGTGATGAATCCAGGAAACTGTTTGAGCGTTGTGAAATGAAAGCTAAAACGGTAGTAAACCCAATTATAGATTGGGGAAACCGGGATGTTTGGGACTTCTACTGGAATGAATGTAAAATACACAATCCATTGTATAGTATGGGATATAACAGAGTAGGGTGTATAGGATGTCCAATAGCTGGAAAAGCCAGGTATAAAGAATTTGCAGATTTTCCGCAATACAGAAGGATGTACATACTTGCATTTGAAAGAATGCTGGAAGAGATAAAAAGGAGAGGAGGAAAACCAACGTGGACATGCAGTGAAGAAGTATTCTTTTGGTGGATGGAAGATAAAAACGTAGCAGGACAGATGGATCTGCTTAAGGATGGTTTTATAGAAGGAGCGAACTAAATTAATCTTTAGGAAAGGAGAACAGAGATGGAGAGATTAACTAGAAAAGAGACGATAGTAGTACGAGGAAAAGAGATGGCATCATGCGATTATGAAAATGATGAATGCAATGACCAGTGCAGATATGGAACGTGTAGATGGCAGGAAAAAGCGAATATGCTTTTGAAGAATTATGAGGATACCGGTCTTTCTCCTGAGCAAGTAATGGAGTTGAAGGAGCGTGATACGGAGAAAGAATGCGAACAGAACGTTTTTGATGTAGATGGAATAACATGTATCTGTGGTTCAGATATGGACAAAGATGCAGAATTTAGATTTTGTCCTTGGTGCGGGCAGAGATTAAAGAAGTGGGAAGATAATTAAAATTAACCTTTAGTGGAGGTAGAAAATGAAGAAAGTTATTACAGTTGAAGAGGTAATGGAAATTTGTAGAGAAGCATTAGAAGAAAAAGGGTATGAAATCGAAAGATATTCAGAAGTATATCAATCTTTTGATGTCACTGATGAAAAAAAGAGGGTAACAATTGATTTTAATTAAACTGAAATTTAGTGGAGGAAAATAAGATGAAGGATTTGCAATTAAAAGATATATCGCATTATTTAACGACAACACAACCGATTAGGCTTAATTATCCAACGGGTGAAAGCATGATAGCAAGAATATCGGATTTTGATAGCTATGGAGAATATTATGTGACAGAGTTATATGCGCATAACAATGAACTGGTGCTGGAACTGAGACTTGAAATTTAAAGAAGGTGACTAAATGGAAGACAGATGCATATGTTGCGGAGCGGAAATTCCAGAGGGAAGGCAAGTATGTCCTATATGCCAGGAAGGAGCACAGATGAACAAAGAAGGTTACAAAGACCCTACTGCAGAAATAGCAGTACATAGAGCCAGCCGGATGCCAAGACACATCTGGAATATCTTTAAGGAGCTGAATCTGGTAGCAGGGAAATCCGGGGTGGAAGTGACGGAAATCAGAGACAAGGAGACGGGGAAGAAATACAGGAGGTGATTCCGGTGGAGGTAACAAAGGATATATTAATCCAATATTGCGAACTCCGGGAGGAAATCAAAGATTTAAGAGAAAGGATAGACAGAGATGAGCTGAGATTGCAGAAAATTGAGGAAGAGGGAGTGGTATCTGATACAGTTACCGGAACCAGGGCAGATGGAACCATAGGCAGTATCAAGATAACGGGATTCCCCATTCCTGAATACAGTACGGTAAAAGCTATGTTAAAAAAGAGAATAGCAAAACTGCAGATTATGGAAGATGAGTTGCATGAGGCAGTGAATGCGGTAGATGATTTCATAAATGCGATTCCAAAGAGTGATTTAAGGCAGATGTTCCGATTCTACTACATAGATGATATGACATGGAGAAGAGTGGCAACAAACATGAACAAAAGATTCCCAAACAGAAGAATAAGCTATACGGAAGAGAGCTGCAGGAAGCGTCATGACAGATTTTTAGAAAAAAATGAAATTATTTAAGAAATGTCCGTTCATGTCCGCTTTTTCTGTGATACTATTCATACTGGGAACAGAAACAAGATAGTTTCATATTTTGTATGGCATGGCAGCAGGGCATCACAGCCCTGTTGCTGTATCAGGCTTAGACGGTAACGCCTTTGCAGGAAAAAGCATAGAGACCGTCACTCCTCTTTTCTGGTATAAAGGCATTTTATTGTAAGCGCCGGCAGCAGGCAGTCTACTTCATGGTTATGTTACTGCCATATCAAAATCAGTCGCAAAAGACTGGAAACCATCAAGCAACCGGCATAACGGCGCATGTGGGTTGCAAGTTTGGAAAGTAGCTCAGTTGGTAGAGCAGGAAACAATTCCAAGTCCCAGGTTCGATTCCTGGCTTTCCGATTTGTCTAGAAAGAATTATAAACCGGCTGATTGTGGTAAACACTTCAGCACATAAGGCATCTGGCAGCAGCCAGGTGTCTTTCTTTATGCGGAGAAGGTGATGCGGTACGTTGCACCTGGCTTATATCCAGCGATTGTGGGTTCGACTCCTACTCTCCGTATTTTCCAAAACAAACGAAATGAGAGGTGGTGATGTTTGGATGGAGAAGTAAAAGCAACAAATGCAGAACTTGCCTATCAGGATTACCTAAATGGCATGAAATACAAAGAAATAGCCGAGAAATACGGCGTGACCATAAACACAGTAAAGTCCTGGAAAACCAGATACAAATGGTCAAAGGATGGTAAAAAAAGTGTGCACACAAAAACAGGAAAGGTGTGCACACAAAAGTCCAGGCTTGGAAATCAGAATGCAGCAGGGCATGGAGCCCCGGAAGGAAATAAAAATGCAGAAAAATATGGATTCTTTTCAAAGTATCTCCCGGACGAAACACGGGAGATTTTTTCTGCTATAGAAGAGGCAGACCCATTAGACCTTCTCTGGCATCAGATACAGCTTGCCTATGTTGCTATTATCCGGGCGCAGAAGATTGCTTATGTAAAAGACCAGGAAGATAAAACCGAGGAAAAGACGGGGAGCTTTGATAATGGCGATACCTACATGGTACAGCAGGCGTGGGATAAACAGAATGAATTCTTAAAAGCCCAGGCCAGAGCCCAAGGAGAGTTTAGAGCTTTGGTTAAACAGTATAAAGAGCTTGCAGAAAAAACAGGCGGAAAGCAAGATGCAATCAATAAGTTAGATGCGATTTTAGGGGAATTGAGAAGCAATGCAATTAAGCAAGAAACAGAATGAATATATTGTAAATGCCACGCACCGCTGGAATTTTAAGTCTGGGGCGGTTCGTTCCGGGAAGTCTTATGTAGATACTGCGTTTGTGATTCCGTTTCGTATACGGGAACGGGCAGGGAAGCCAGGGCTAAATGTTATCCTGGGTGTATCAAAAGAATCTATAGAGCGAAACGTGCTGCAACCCATGAGGGAAATCTACACAGATAAATTGATAGGCACTATCAACAATCGAAATGTAGCAAGAGTTTGCGGCGAAGATGTATATTGCCTGGGGGCTGAGAAAGTTAGCCAGGTAGCGAAAATTCAAGGTTCCAGTATCAAATACTGCTATGGTGATGAGGTGGCAAAGTGGAGCAAGGAAGTATTCCAGATGCTAAAATCCCGTCTGGATAAACCGTATTCCTGCTTTGATGGGAGCTGCAACCCGGAGCATCCAACTCACTGGTTGAAGGATTTCCTGGACAATGAGGAACTGGATATTTATTTGCAGCGTTATACTATTTTTGACAATCCATTCCTTCCGGAAACATTTGTTGAACAGCTCTGTAAGGAATATGAGGGAACCATATACTATGACCGTCTAATTCTTGGTTTGTGGAAACGTGCTGCAGGGGCAATCTACAAAAGATTTGCGGATAATCCTGCTGCCTTCCGGTGTGAAGTAGTAGATGAGCTGTCACAGGATTTAGAACAGAAGCAGTTCCGGAAAGAAGATATTGTATCAATAGAAATTGGACTGGACTTTGGTGGAAATCAGTCTGGTCACTCCTTTGTTGCAAGGGGCTATACAGATAATTACAGAGATGTTATTGCTTTGAAATCCAGGCGAATCCAGGCAAAGGATGAAAATGAAGATATTGACAGCAATAAGTTGGATGAATTGTTTTGCGATTTTGTTCAGGAGGTTATAGAGGAATACGGAATTACTGAAAGCCATGGAGAGTACGTGCGATACTGCAATGTGGAATCCGTATTTTGGGACAATGCTGAAACTGTCCTTGGTAATTCCATCCGGAATGCTGTAGAAAAGAAGTTCCCCTGGATATCCGTAAAGCCAGCAAAGAAAAGAACAATTACAGACAGAATTCGTTGTACCGTCAAGCTTATGGGAGCAGGGCGGTTTTTTCTTACCAAAGATTGCGAAAGTCTGGAAACTGCTTTTTCTGAGGCTGTGTGGGATACAGAGGTAAAAGATAAGGATGAACGTCTGGATGATGGCAGCACAGATATTGATAGTTTGGATTCTTTTGAATACACCATAGAGCGGGATATGAAATATCTGATACAAGAGGTGGAAGATGTTTGATGGATTAAGAAAATTATTGTGGAAAGGGTTTATGAGAATGTTTGGATATACAACATTGAAAAATATTGTCGGTAAAGATATTACTCTTTCCGATAGCATGATAGATGCAATTAATGACTGGAAAAGGATGTTAAGTGGCCAGGCAGAGTGGATTACGGATTACATAGAATCCCTGGGAATAGAAGCTGGGATATGCCGGGAATTTGCAGATGTGGTCTTAAATGAGATGGAAACATCTGTGAACATAGAGAGCCTGGATAAGCTGTATCAAAAAAGTGTTGTGAAATTGAATGAAAATCTTCAGGAAGGATTAGGCTTAGGTTCTTTTGTATTAAAGCCGGCCGGTCCCGGAAAAGCAGAATTTGTCACAGCAGACAAGCTTATTCCCATTGCCTTTGGTAATGATGGAAAACCTATTGATATTGGATTCCTTACAGTAAAAAGAGCTGGGGAAAGTGATTATTTTATCCGGTTTGAAAGGCATTATTTTGTGAATGGGAATTTGACTATTGAAAATAAATGCTACCATTCGCAAAGTGAAGAAAACATAGGAATTCCCTGTAGCCTGGATAATGTGGAGGAATGGAAAGATATTGCACCAGGTCCCATCACTTATCCTGGAATGAACCGAATGGATTTTGGATATTATGGAAATCCATTGAAAAACAGGATAGATGGTTCTTCCTGTGGCGTATCTATCTTTGAAGCAGCAAAGGGAAGAATACGGAAAGCAGACATGCAGGCGGCAAGGCTTGATTGGGAATATGATTCTGGGGAACGTGCTATTCATGTAGATGACAGGGCGTTGAATCAGGATGAAAAATCTGGGCGTTTTGGCATGTCAAAGTTAAATAAACGTCTTTACAGGGGATTGAATCTGGAGGATGGAAAGGACAAGGAGCTGCTTCGGGAATATTCTCCAGAGATGCGGGATGAAGCGTACAAGCGAGGGCTTGAAGAAATTAAAAGAGAAATAGAGTTCATTGTTGGACTTGCTTATGGTGACTTATCAAATATTCAGGAGGTAGAAAAGACTGCTGCCGAAATCAAAGCATCAAAACAAAGAAAATACAATCGGGTTTCAGCTATACAGGAGAACCTAAAAGAATGTCTGGAAGATTTTGTGGCAGGACTGGCATTCTATAACGGTCTTTATAGTTCCGGGTATGAATTTAACTGTAAATTCAATGATTCTATCCTTACAGATGAAGAGGCGGAACGGAAGCAGGATATGGCAGATGTGGCTGCCGGGTTTATGCATCATTGGGAATATCGCATGAAATGGTATGGTGAAGATGAAGAGACAGCAAAAGCAAATGTTCCGGTGCAAAACAGTGTCATGGAGTAGGTGGTCTGATTGAGAGAAGATTACAAAAAGCAACTATCTGGTCAAATTGAGAAGCACTACCGGAATCTTGAACGAATGATTCTGGAGGACATTGTCCGACGGATTAAGAAAGCGGGAAAAATCACAAGTACAGCAGACTGGCAGATTAATCGGCTTCGTATTATTGGATATTCGTCTGAAGATATTGAGAAGATGATTAAGGATACATTGAAGCTGTCTTACCCGGAAGTGTTTGAACTGTATGATAAAGTTATCGACTGGGAGTATGTTCGAAACAAAGATATTTATGAGCAGGTGAATGCGAAATACATTCCTTACGAAGAAAATGAAGAACTGCAGCAGCTCACTGAGGGATTTATCCAGCAGAGCAATAACGAACTTCGGAACATTACCCAGTCTATGGGATTTTATGTAGATTACGGAAATGGCAAGCTTGTAATGACACCACTGGCTGACATTTACCAAAATTATCTTGACCAGGCTATTACAGGAGTGGTTTACGGATCATTTGATTATAATACTATGATTCGTAAAGTAGTCACGCAGCTTACAAATAGCGGATTAAGACATGTTGATTATGCGTCTGGATGGCATAATCGTGTGGATGTGGCTGCCAGAAGGGCGGTTATGACAGGTGTTTCACAGCTAACCGGTAAAATTTCCGATATAAATGCTGAGAAGCTTGGAACGGAACATTTTGAGGTTGCATGGCATTCTGGAGCACGTCCTTCTCATGCGGTTTGGCAAGGCAAGGTTTGGAGCAAGAAAGAGTTGGTTACTGTATGCGGACTTGGTACTGGCCCTGGATTGCTTGGTTGGAACTGTTACCATGAATATTACCCCTTCGTAAAAGGCATTTCTGAGCGTAATTGGACGGATGAGTGGCTTGCAGAGCAGAACCGTAAGGAAAATACACCTAAGCATTTTAATGGCAAGGAATACACCTTATACGAGGCAAAACAGCAGCAGAGAAAAATGGAAACTGCCATGAGGGCACAGAGAGAAAAGGTAGTGCTACTAAAACAAGGTGGTGCTGATACAGACGATGTGATGATTGCCAGGATAAAGTACCAGGGACAGCTTGGAGAATACGCAAGATTTTGTAAGCGGATGGGACTTGTGCAAGAAAGAGAACGTATCTATTACGATATGCGAGGAAGAATAGCACCGAGAATAAGAAAATGAGAAAGGAAAGGTAAAAAGTTATGATTATTACGGGAATGAAACATTTTGAAAGCGTATGTCAGAAGAAATTGGTGGAGTGGTATAACAAAAATAGACCAGAAACACAGATTGATTTAGGAGATGTATTTATTGTTTGGAGCTGTAAGGCATTACAGAACTACAAATGTCTGGCTTCTACTACGGTTTCTGGTGATGGTATTTATGCAGAATACACATTCAATGGAGACAAGCAGGAACTCTATGAGGACGTTTATAAGAAACTCACAAATAGCTGCCATACAGAAGAATGATGCAAAAATATGAAATAACCAAAGATGCGGATATGCTAGCTCCAAACTGGCTGGCAGACCGTATAAACTATAAAACAGTAAAATTTCTGTATGTCATCTGTGACGGAGCAGAAGTATTGAAAGGGGTGAGGATAAATGACCAGACAGCCAAAATCGGTGATACGGTTTGCTTTGATGGTAAGAGGTTATCAGTAGAGAGGCGGTGATCCAATTATCTCCCTTTGGGACGCAGGGTGAAGCGTCTTGTTTTTATGCCCTGCCACAAGGCAATAAACTGGGTAAATATTTTTTAGGAGGAATAAGAAAGTGACTATTTACGAAATTCTCAAGGAGTATGGGCTGGAAGTCCCAGAGGAGAAAAAAGCGGCATTTGATAAAGACTGGAAGGAAAATTTTGAATCAAAAGCTGACTATGACAAGGCAGTAAGTCAGAGAGATGAGTACAAATCTTCTCTTGATACGGTCAATGACAAGCTGAAAGAGTTTGACGGCGTAGATGTAAATGACCTGAAAGGACAGATTACAAAGCTTCAGGGAGATTTAAAAGCCAAAGATGATGAATACGCAGCCAAAGAAGCGGACAGAATTTTTTCCGACACCCTGAAGAGTGCGATTAAGGCAGCAGGCGGCAGAAACGAAAAGGCGGTTATGGCGCTTCTTGATATTGATACCCTGAAACAGTCTAAAGACCAGAGTGCAGACATCAAAAAAGCGCTTGATACGGCAAAAGAGTCAGATGCTTATTTATTTGGAGCTAATGAACCTTTTTACAATCCTGTGGGACCAACAGGTGGAGATGGCGGGGATGGTGGTTTTGGAAATCTTTCCGCAATCAGAGCAGCTATGGGACTTCCGGCAGAAAAGAAATAAGAAAAGAGAGGTAAAAGAATATGGCAAATACAATCGCATTAAGAAAACAGTATTCCACTTTATTGGATGAGATTTATAAATTGGCATCCTTAACTGCAGTTCTGGATGGACCAAACGAACTGGCAAGGGAAGGGGCAAACGCAAACGAAATTCTAATCCCTAAAATGTCTATGCAGGGATTGGCAAACTACAATAAACAGACTGGATATGTAGCCGGTGATGTTACTCTGGATTATGAAACTAAGAAATGTACTTATGACAGAGGACGTATGTTTGCAATTGATGCAGTGGACAACATTGAAACTGCCGGTGTAGCATTTGGAAGACTTTCCAGCGAATTCCTTCGTACCAAGGTTGTTCCAGAATTGGATGCCTACCGTCTTTCTAATTACGCATCTATTGATGGTGTAACAACTGTAGCAGCAGCCCTTGAAAATGGAAAGGCAGCTTTGGCAGCTCTGAGGGCGGCCAGAAGCAAAATCGAAAATGCAGAGGCTAATCTTGCAACTTGTTATCTGTTTATCAATCCAACTGTATATGGAATGATTGAAGACCTAGATACCACCGCATCTAAGAAAGCGATTGAAGGCTTTGCTGGTATCGTGAAAGTGCCAGAAGGCAGATTTTATTCTAAAATCGACCTCAATGCCAATGGAGAGGGTGGATTTAAGAAGAATGAAGCTGGTAAGGCCATTAATTTCCTGATTGTAGATAAGCAGACGGCCATCCAGTTCCAGAAACATACAGTGTCTAAGATTATTACACCAGAGGCGAACCAGGATGCAGATGCATGGAAATATGGATACCGCACTGTTGGTATTGCAGAAGCTTACGATAATAAGAAAGATGGTATTTACGTTCATACAGCAGCGGAATAAGGAGATTACTATGCAAGTGACATATGGATTTTATATAGATTCCTATGGCGGAGTAAATCTGTCTGAACAGAGCTGGAAAAGATTGTCTCAAAAAGCACTGCAAAGACTGCAGCATTTTACCTTTGGCAGCCTTCCTGAGAATTGGGAAGGCCAGCCATGGGAAAACCAGGCAAAATGTGCAGTGTGTGAAATGGCAGAGTTCCTTCTCTTGCAGGAAAAAAGACAATGGAAAACGTCTGAGAATACAGACGGTTATTCTGTTGCATTCGAAACCGAAAAGGAACTGGATGGGAAACTGTATGAGATTGCCTACGTTTATCTTGGTCATACAGGAATGATGGATTTTGGAGTTGATGCAGGATGCTGACCAATACAGATATAACCATTTACAACCGGATATATGACCCTAAAACCAGATTAGATACCTGGAAACAGTTTTATGTGCCGGAAGCGTGGTGGTTTAAGAAAGAACAATCTTCTATTACTACAGACGGAAGGAAAAATGCAGATGTATACACAATACGAATTCCAGATACCAGTGTGACGTTAAAAAAAGACGATTACGTGGTAAAAGGAATGTGTGCTGCGAAAATGGAAACAGTGAAAGACCTGGAAGGACTGGAAAAGGCAAGAATTACGTCAGTGAATTATAATACCTTCGGGGGAAATCCGCATATAAAGGCGGTGGGCGTGTAATGGGAAAAGGGAAAAAGAAGTTCGTAATTGAGACACCCAGGGGAACAATATCCACTTATAAAGTCACAAAAGGTGATTTAAAAGGCAGGACAATAGCAAGGCTGGATTGGAATCCGGGATTTAAACCAAATAAAGAGGCTGGTTTTTCCAATGCTCAAGAATTTGTGGATTCTGAGTGTGTTCGTAGGATGAATCCAGAAACGCCACGAAGAACAGGTGTTTTGGTAAAATCAGCTACATTAGGGTCTGTCATTGGCAGCGGAGAAATTAATCAAATTGCTCCTTATGCACGCAGACAATACTATGAGCATAAAACCAAATCTAAATGGTTTGAACGGATGAAGAACCGTCACAAAGATTCTATTTTGAAAGGAGCCGCAAAATTTGTCCAATCTCATTGAAAATATCAGAGATTTCGTTCTGCAGTGTCCATTTCTCCAAGAGTGGAGAGTGAATGTGGATTATGTCGGGGCAGATATGGGCTATTCTATTGACCCGCTGCCCTGTGACCCTATTCTGCAACGTTACGTAGATGGAGGGGCAAAAAAACAGTACCAATTTGCTTTTACCAGTGAAGAGGAATATGACCAGGACACAAGAATTAATATTGAAAACAGTGGATTTTACCAGGCGTTTGAAGAATGGTTGGAGAAAAAGACTTTTTGTGAGGATTTTCCAGAACTTGGACAAGGTAAGGTCCCGGTAAAATTAGAAACTTTAAATAGCGGCTATCTATATGATGTGGATGGTGAAAAAGCCAGATATCGTATAGAATGCCGATTGATTTATATACAGGAGGTATAACATGGCAGATACAAAGAAAAAAATTGTGCAGCGTTCAAAAAGAGTTGCCTTTATGAATGTCAGTAAAGAAGCGGAATCACCAAAGTTCGAAAGAATGACTAACTTTACAACTCTTACAAATAGTAAGAATCCAAAAGAATACTCAAGACAGTACGTGGATGAAGATGCAGAACGCTCAGACGTTGTTGGATATGCGCCATCCATTGAGTTTTCCTATGACCGACACACGGACACACCCGTTCATGATAGATTATCTGAAATTCATGACGGAGAGCTGTTAGGAAACGATACCCATGTGGATATTATAAGCGTGGATTTGTTTTCTGGTAATGGAAAAGGAAATTGCAAGGCAACAAAGAGGACTTATGCAGTGATTCCAGATACAGATGGTGACGGAACGGATGCGTTGATTTATTCTGGTAATTTCAAGTCTGTGTCAGAAATCGAGGAAGGGTACGCTACCAGTGAAGATGAATGGAAAACAGCAACATACACTAAAGGAGAGATTCCAGCATAGGAGGGACGAAGATTTTATGAGCATATGGAAATGGAATGATGTGGAATTGGAAGTAGATATGGAAGACGCAGATTTCCAGGAAAAGTATGAGAATGCCTTCCAGTATATTGAGGTAAAAGAAAAAGAGTTACAGAAAGCAGGGAAACTTTCTGAAATCACAAAGGACTATTGTGAGATGTTCTGGAATCTGTTTGATGATATTTTTGGACAGGGCACAGCCGACAGGTTGTTTAAGGGTAAGAAGCATTCTGGTTTATGCGAAGAATGTTATGATTCCTTTATTTCGTTTTGTTCAAATCAAGTGAAAGAAATTAACAAAAAGAGGAATAGTCGTTTTGCAAAATACAAAGTAAAGAAGTGATGTCATGAATCTGTTTTATGAGGATTTGCCTGTTACTATTCAGGTATGTGGGGAAATTATTCCTATTGTAACGGACTTTAGGGAGTACATAAAACTTCTGGACATGCTAAAAGATGATAATATTTCGGAAACAGAAAAGATTTTGCTTTTAAATGAATATTTTCTGAAAGAAGTTCCGGATATAGAGGAAGGTATTAATAGCCTTAGCAACTTTGTTTCCATGAAAGCATTAGAGAAAGATTGCTCTGAGCAAGAAGATTTTGAGGAAGAGAATCAGGAAGAGGAAAAACAAAAGGCGGAAAAACCGCTTTTTTCCTTTTCTGTGGATTTCCCTTATATTCTATCAGGGTTTCTGAGAGATTATGGAGTAGATTTGTTATCTATTAAATATTTACATTGGTGGAAATTCCGTATGCTCTTTGACGGACTTTCAGAAGATACGGAAATAAAACAAAGAATTATGTATCGGTCTATAGACCTTTCTTCTATTAAGGATAAAGAAGAAAGAAAAAGGATTCAAAAAATTCAACATTCCATACAGTTACCACAGGAGGCATTGTCAGATTATGAAATTGGGGATGTTTTTGCATGAAAAAGATTCAATATCCAGTTTTTAAAAGAGAATGGTTTTGTTGTAAAAACTGCGGTGCAAAACTTGCATTGTACGATAATACAGCAGTTATGAATGGCGGTGTTTATATTAAGTGCCGGATTTGTAAAAAAGAAAATGAAATAAAAAAATAAGCGTCGAAGTGAGCCTGTGAGCCTGCGCTATTCATGAAAGGACGTGAGTAAAGTGGGCTATGATGGTTCATTGAAATTTGATACAGCAATTGATGAGAACGGTTTTAACTCAGGAGTAAATAGACTAGGCACAATTGCAAAAGGCGGGTTATCTGTCTTAGGTGGCGCTGTTGCTGGCGTAGCTGCGGCAATGGGAGTAGCGGTTACCGCTGGTGTAAAGTATAATGCTTCTATAGAAACTTATCAAACTTCTTTTGAGGTTATGACCGGCTCAGCAGAAAAGGCAGCGAACGTTATAGAACGCCTAAAAAAAGTTGGAGCGGAAACGCCGTTTGAATTGCCAGAACTAGCAGATACAACACAGCTCCTAATGAACTATGGTTTTACAGCAGATGAAGCCATGGATAGCATGATGATGCTGGGAGATATTTCTCAAGGTTCTGCAGATAAAATGTCCCGTATCGCAATGGCATATGGACAGATGTCATCAGCGGGCAAGGTATCCCTGGAAGATGTGAAACAGATGATAGAAGCCGGGTTCAACCCTCTTCAGGAGATTTCTGAAAGTACAGGAGAATCTATGGCTTCTCTTTATGACAGAATTAGCAAGGGAACGCTTTCTGTAGATGAAATTACCGATTCTATGAAACGAGCTACGTCTGAGGGCGGGAAGTATTTCAAATCTATGGAAAAGCAGAGTCAGACAATAAATGGCCTGATTTCTACGCTAAAAGATAATGCGCAACAGTTGCTTGGTGAGGTTGTAAAGCCGATTACAGAGTCTATAGGGAAAGAACTGCTTCCAGCAGCTATTGATGCGTTAGACCAACTTACAACAGCTTTTCGAACAAAAGGAACCGAAGGTTTAATTGAGGCTGGTGGTAAAATATTATCAGATCTGCTCCTTGGAATTGCTCAAGGTCTACCAGGAGTTATAGACACTGCTATTCAAATTATAAGTACAATTGTTACTAATTTAAACGCGTTATTGCCACAGATTTTATCCGCAGGCGGTCAGATTCTACAATCTCTTGTTAATGGAATTATAACTTTGCTTCCTGTTTTAGCGGAACTTGCGCTTAATATCGTATCGACACTATCAAGTGGAATAGGTCAAAATGGTCCGTTAATTATACAACAAGGATTGCAGTTGTTTGGTGATTTTGTTACATCTATATTGAACAGATTACCTGAGTTGATACAGGCTGGAACAGAAATGATAGCGAGCTTGCTTAATGGGCTCATATCTAGTGCGCCGACAATCATCCAGCAGGCGTTTAATATGCTTACAGATTGGTATACAACCATTATAGATATGCTACCAACTATATTGCAAAGCGGCGTTAATATGATTCTGAGCCTTCTGGATGGATTGGTTTCGAACGCTCCTAAAATAATAAAACAAGCTGGGACTATGCTGATAGATTTTGTTGCAGAGATAGCATCTCATCTTCCAGAAGTTTTGCAAAAAGGTATTGAAATTATAGGAGAATTGCTGGCTGGTATTATAGAAAAGGTTCCAGACCTTATAGGAGCAATCCCTGGTATTATTGCAGATTTGGGCGAAGCGTTCCTAAACAAAGACTGGGGAAGCATAGGTTTAAACATCATACAAGGAATTGCTTCTGGTATAACTGGAGCTGTTGGCACAATTGTAAATGCCGCTAAAAATGCAGCAAAAAAAGCGTATGACGCAGCATGCGACTTTCTTGGAATTAATTCGCCTTCAAGATTATTTAGAGATAAGGTTGGTAAATATATGGCCCTTGGAATGGGAATAGGATTTGAAAGAAATATTCCAATAAATGAAATGACGGGACAATTGTCTGATGTGATTTCCAGCATGAAAAAAAGGGCAGATGTAGTTACAAGAAGAACTCCTATTACAACCGGAAGTGCAATAAGAAGCGTTACTAACCATTATACAGGAAATGATATTGATTACAAAAAAATAGAAGAGGCACAGGAAAGGGCTATGAATAAGGCAAATAAGAAGCCAGTTGTTTTAAATAAAAGACAGGTACGAAGAGCCGTAATAGAATGGGGGATAGTGCCAACATGATTGTGAGATATATAAATAGCGCAGGCATTGAATTAAATCTCAATAAAATGCCATACAAAATGTTAATATCAGACATTTTAGATTACGAATGGGAGGTTCTAGAAGAGGCAAACAGAATTATTGGGTTTAATAAAAAAATTTCTACAAAAGAAATCAACATAGATGTATTAAAAAAGGAAAAAAGTGCAAGAAAAGAACTGAATGAACTTACAGAAATTTTTGAATATGATGTTTTGCAAATGTCGCCTGGGAAATTGTATATAGATGAGTTTTATCTTAATTGCTACTTTATAGAGAGCAAGAAAGAGAACTGGGAGACAGGTGTTATGATTTCATGCACATTTGGGCTTGTGACGGATTATCCATTCTGGATAAAAGAAACCTTCTACCAGTTCCACTCACAGCAACTTCCTGTAAAAGAGCCTGATATCCAGTACCCCGCGGTATCCGGCGGAACCTACAGTGAAAAAGCGCTTGAGAACCAGGCAGTACTGGGGGAATTTCCCTTTGATTTCGCAAGGACATCTGATATCAAAATTGAATACCCCATGTTTGGATTCCCTTTCGACTTTGTAGCGACCAGCTACGGAAGAAGAACCATAAACAATCCGTCTTTTGCAGACAGCAACTTTATCCTGACTGTTTACGGATTTGCAGACAATCCAAGCATCATGATTGGCGGGCATCCGTATACCGTATATGCAACCATCTACGAAGGAGAGCGCATGGTCATTAACAGCGTGGACAGAACTGTTTTAAAGATTGGAAGGATGGGAGAGGTAACCTCCCTGTACAATTCCAGGGAGAAAAACATGTCGGTATTCCAGAAAATCCCGCCAGGGGCGCATGTTGTGACCTGGCCGGGAAGTTACGGAATAGACCTTACTTTATTAGATGAAAGGAGCGAACCAAAATGGAGTTTCTGATTTGCGACAAGAATAAGATGGAATTAGGAGGAATCCCGGACAATGTTGCCATAGACTTCGATATCGGGGATACTAATGATGTGGAAATAACATGTGAAAGGGGCTTCTTAGACTTTGGGATGTACCTGATTTGCCCCGGAACGGAATACGGTGCCTTGATAGAAGAACTGGATTCCTGGACCAGTGACAGCAAGGAAACCTGGATGGGGAACTCTTTTCGAAGATTCTTAAAGGAAATCGTGATAGAACCGCCTGCCGGTGAAGATTACCGTGTAGTTTCCGGGGACGCTCACGATATCATGAGGGAACTTCTGAAAGATTCTTATGACCAGTTTTTTACCATTCCGGAAAGCCCCAGCGGCATTACGATGGAGAACTACAAGTTTGACCGCTACACAGATGCTTTAACCGGATTTGGCAAGATGCTGGAAAAGGAAAATGCAAGGATTAATATCGAGATTAAACAGGGAGGTCCGAATGAGCCTTTTTTTGTTGTCCTTTCTGCAGTCCCGATTCAAAATCTGTCGGAAGAGGTAGAGTTTTCCCAGGACAGCCGGATTGCCATTAACCTAAAGGAATCCAGGCGTGGAATCAACCACCTTATCTGCCTTGGCAAAGGGGAATTAAAAGACCGCCAGGTGGTGCATTTGTATGCGCAGCTAGACGGAAGTATTTTACAGGACAAGAAGTATTACACAGGCTTGCAGGAGCGCACAGAGGTATATGACTACAGCAGTGCAGAAACCCTGGAGGATTTGATTTCAAACGGGAAGAAGCGTTTAAAAGAGCGCATGAGTTCCAAGGCTATGAAGATGAAGGTACAGGGCATTAACGTCCAGATCGGGGACATTGTTGCCGGAAGGGACTATGAGACCGGCCTCCATCTGCAGAAACCGGTTGTACAGAAGATTGTAAGCGTAGAAAACGGAGTTATCACCATAGAACACAAAGTGGAAGGAGAAGAATAATGGCAGTAAAACTTGTAACAGGCTATAAAGGAAAAGACCATGTAACGGCAGAACAGTGGGCAGACTTCAACCGGGGGATTTTCGGGGATGCGGCAATCCTTCCGGTGGGAAACAAGATGGAGACCGCCATCCAGACCGCGAACCAGATTACCATTAAAGATGGCGTGGCGGTGATGGATGGAAGGCAAATCTATATTGGATATGGGGAATCTGAAAACATCTCCATCCAGTCTGGCACACAGGGGATGTTGAGAAGGGACATTGTTGTGCTGGAATACACAAGAAACGAAGATACCGGTGTGGAAGATGTGAAATTTAAAGTAATTAACGGGACACCAGCCTCCGGAAGTGCAGAAGACCCGGCAATTAACAACATGGACATCCGTACCGGCGTATCCGTAAGCCAGAAACCATTTTGCCGGGTGCGGCTGAATGGTACCGCAATCGAGGGCGTGGATTCCCTAGTGCAGTTGAAAGAACTTAGCCCGCATGCATTTGCGGCTGTGGTGGACAACTTGGAATCCGAAGACGAAAACCTGGCCCTTAGTGCAAGACAGGGCATGGAACTGAAAAAGATGATAGATAACAGGAAAATGACAAAGCTGTGGAGCGGGTCTGCGGGGAATGGACAGGAAGCCTTCCTGAGTGAAGACATTGATAAATTTAACTTTATTACCCTGGTCTTCCGGAAAGAAAACAAGACCTACCACAACGCTACGTTTCTTACGTCTATGATTTTAAAGACAAACGAAACAAATACTGCACAGCAGATTTTATTCCAGAACGCCGACGCCAGCATTTTTATGGAATCAGGAAACAAGAAATATCTGCATTTGTGGTGTAGCAGCAACCTGGCGCTGATTGAGGTGTACGGACATTAAGAGGTGATGAGACATGGTAATAGTAGCATTTAAACCAGGGGAAAAGGAAATAAGCAAGTACGAAGAACTGGACCAGTACGATTACGGTCAAATCCTCCGCATCCAGGGTCTGAATCTCCCGCAGGCGGTAGAGATACACTTTGCATTGCAGAAAACAGGAGGAACATCCAAAACCCGTATTGGAATTACTAAGGACGGGGTAACGGACGTACCGATTCCGGACAGCATGCTGGAAAATGGAGATACCGAAGACGATTACAGTATCTATGCTTTTATCTACATTACAGACGAAACCAGCGGCCAGACGGAGTACAGGATTACGCTGAGAGTAAAGGCAAGACCCAAGCCGGAGGTCCCTGGGGGCGGGGATAATCCAGATATCTTCCATGAAGTAATGGAAACAGTCCGAAAATCTATGGAAGCGGCAGCGGAATCAGAGAGGCAGGCAGAAGGCTGGGCACATGGCAGTGAAGACTTGCCGGAAAGGTTACAGGATAATGCGAAATATTATTCGGAGCAGGCAAGAGAAGATTCTAAGAAGACAGATGCGGACAGGAAAGAGGTTGAAAGACTCGTAGAATCGGTGTCTGGGATAGATGAACAGGTTACGAAGGTAGAGAAGCTGACGAAACAGGCACAGACATCCGCTACAAATGCAGCTCTGTCGGAACAGGCCGCAAAGGAATCTGAGAACAATGCTGCACAGGCAAGGGCAGGGGCAGAGGTAGCAGAGGACAATGCAGAACTGGCAGCACAGAAGGTAGAACAGGATAAGGCTATCGTAGAGCAGGCAAAGAACATTGTGAAACAGATGGGGCAGGAAGTCTTAGACAATAAGAATCTTGTAGATGAGACAGCACAGGATTTTACGTTAAAGGCACAGCAAGCCCTTGCAGATGTGAACAACGCCGGACAAGCACAGACAGAGCGTGTGCAGACTGCCGGAAATGATGCTGTAGAATCTGTTAAGGCGGCACAGGGTACGGCTACAAGGGCGGTAGAGACAGCAAAGACAGAAGCTATCGAGGCAGTACAGACAGAAGGAGCAACCCAGGCCGGGAATGTCTCTGCAGAAGGAGAAAAGCAGGTACAGGCTGTGCAGAGTGCGGCACAGGAGATTATTGCAGACCGGGAGCAGATACAAGAAAATAAAACGGGCATTGCTAAACTAAAGGAAGATATAGCTAATATATATGGGTGGAAAGAAATAACTCCAATAGAAGTTGTTGAGGGGAAACTTATTCAATTAGACACAAAAGACGAATACGAAGCATCCAATTCCTGTTATGCAAAGACAGAAATTTCTAATGGTGTAAAAAAAATAAAAGTAAGTGGAAGGAGTGCATCTGCACAATATGGATACGGACTTGCAGCATTTTATGACTTAAATTTGCAATATATATCTTCTATTGCATCAGAAGATTCTACAGAATATGTAGATAAGGAAGTCACAGTTCCAAATTCTGCAAAATACATCATTGTTAATTTTAATAATATGAAAGAAAAAGTTAAAAATGTTTCCGCATTTATGGCAATGCCAGTTGCTGATGAAATAAAAAAAATAGACGATTTGTGCAACGTTAATACTATTCAAATTCAGAAAATTGATTCTAATATATCAAAAATACAAAATAAATTTGAATTTGATATAGAAATGAATATACATGGTATATTAAATGCTAATCCATCAGATAGTACATATATAGGTTATTCTGATGATGAAAATGCTCGTTGCTCAGATTATATTGATTGTCAAAACTTCAAATATATATCAGCAAAATGCAACGGTAGCGAATGGTCGTGGGTTATTGCATTTTTCAATGCTGATAAATTGTTTTTACCTGATATTAGCATTGTAGGAGTAGCAGGTAAACTAACTTATGAGGTGGAAATTCCAGAAAGTGCAAAATATGTAAGAATTTCTACATATAATCCTAGCATTTCTTATTTTGCTAAAATCATGTTTTCAAAAAATAACATAGATGCTGACATATCTGATTTGCAAGCAAGAGTGAACGCACTTGAATCTCCTGATGATATATATAATGGGTGTGAATTTGCATTATTTAAAAAGTGGGGACTGATTGGTGATAGTCTTTCCGTAGGACACACCGTATCAAAAGACGGTGAAACCGTTTCGGGAAGAAATATTTATTATTCGTGGGGACAATACCTTGCAAGACGAATTGGAAATACTTGTCTAAATTTCGGTAGAAGTGGAGTAACTTCTAAATTATGGTTAAATCCATCAGAACAGTATTGCTATCCTAGGCTTATTGACAAAGCTAATTTATGCCAAGCATATATTATCGCTTTAGGGGCAAACGATACACAAGCACCGCTCGGAAGTATTTCTGATGTTAATTTTACAGACATGTCCTTGAACGCAGATACAGAATATGGCAATTATGCAAAAATTATTGATACGATTCAAAAGACTGCACCTAAAGCCCCGATATTCCTATGTACTATTCCACATCCACGGAATTCAGATATAAATATTCAGGCAATAAACAATATGATACGAGAATTTGCATCAGAGTTAAGATTTACGGGCGTGTATTTGGTTGATTTAGATGCGGAGTATAATGAATATTATAAGACAGGCAAACTTGGTGATGAGATACGAAATACTGGTTGGCATTTAACATCTTTAGGGTATTTGTATGATTCATTTGTACGACAGAGAGCATTATCTCAAGTTGTTGCTGATAATTGTGCAGAGTTCCAAGATGTATTCCTATTGCCTGTTGGAATAAATAATGAATTAGATTAACTCCACTAAAGGACTATATAGTTTAGCAAACAGGAAAGGAAATACATATGGAAATACGTGCAAGACCTTAACGGGTCTTATTTTATTGCAGAAAAAAACAAAAGGAGATAGCATATGGACACACCTATCAGCAGGGCGGAGCATGAGGAATTCCGCCGGAGAATGGAAGATGAACACAAGCGAATGAACCACAGGCTGGGCGATTTGGAAGAAACTGTCCGGCAGATTGGGGAACTAACTGCCAGCGTGCAGAGTCTTGCCCAGTCCGTGGAGCAGATGGCACAGAGCCAGTCCAGACAAGAAACAAGGCTGGAAGAATTGGAAAGCCGAGATGGCGAAATGTGGAGAAAAGTTGTTGGATACGTCTTAACGGCAGTAATCAGCATCACAGTCGGATTTATCTTTTCTCAGATTGGCATGTAAAGGAGGAAATGAGTATGTTTAAGAATTGCGTATTAAAAGTATCCGTAGATACAAAGAAATGGTTAAAAGCGGCAGGAATCCGAGCGGTCAAAACAATGGCACAGACAGCCGTTGCAGTGATTGGTACCGGGGCAGTAATTTCTGCAGTAGATTGGCAGATGGTGGTATCTAGTGCGGTAGTGGCAGGCGTGGTAAGTGTACTTACCAGTGTGGCAGGTATTCCAGAGGTTACGGAGGGCGAATAAAGCCCTCCATTTTGTTGCGCCGGCGCAACCGGCAGAAAGGAAGAAAATATGAGTATGAACGGAATTGATATTAGTAGCTGGCAGAAAGGAATTAACTTAAATGTAGTTCCTTGTGATTTTGTAATTGTAAAAGCTACCGGAGGAACCGGATATGTAAATCCAGATTATACCAGAGCTATGAACCAGGCTATCAGTGCCGGAAAGAAAGTGGGAGTGTACCACTACGCAAGAGAAAAAGGATGTAAGGGAAGTGCAGTAGCAGAGGCAGACTTTTTCGTAAAGACTGTACAAGGCTATATCGGCAAGGCAATCCTGGTATTAGACTGGGAAGAGGAACTTGCCCTTGGCGTCGCCTGGGCGAAAGAATTCTTAGACCGAGTATATCAGAAAACAGGCGTGAAAGCATTTCTGTACACCAGTGCATCCGTTACCAGACAGTATGACTGGACATCCGTAGCACAGGCAGGATACCCTCTGTGGATGGCACAATATCCAAATGCAAAACCACAGAACGGATATCGGGACAAACCATGGACAGACGGAAAAGGCTATGGAGCATTTAAAAGCCTTGCTATCCACCAGTATAGTGGTACCGGAAGATTGACAGGCTATAATGGCAATCTGGACATGAATAAGGCTTATATGGATGCGGCGGCCTGGGATAAATATGCAGGAGCAACAGAACAGAAACCGACCCCAGCACCTACACCAAGCCCTGCTCCATCCGGTACAACTTTAGACCTTGCGGTTGCAGTTATGCAGGGGGAATATGGCGTAGACCAGGCCAGAAAAGATGCCTTGGGAACCCGTTATCAGGAAGTGCAGGATTTTATTAATCATATTGCCAGTGCCTCTACGGACACTTTAGTAGCGGAAGTTATGCAGGGTAAATATGGAAACGGAGAAACCAGAAAAACTGTACTGGGAGGCAGATACAAAGCTGTGCAAGATAAGATTAACGGAGGAGGTAGCGGAGCTGTGTATTATACAGTACGATCAGGAGATACCTTATCTGGTATTGCTGCTAAATACGGAACGACATACCAGAAACTTGCACAGATGAACGGTATTGCAAATCCAAATAAGATTTATGTAGGGCAGAAACTCAGGGTAAAATAAAAGAAAAACCCTCCCAGACTAGCAATCTGGGAGGGAATATTGTATCATCTTCGTGTTGCATTTCGTGTTGCATCGTGTTGTATAATGGTGTAAATGTTTCGTTCTTGGTACAATCGAAAAAGTAAAGAATCCAGTATTTATGCGATGTTTTGCATGTACGTGAAAAGAGTTTCTTCTATATAAAAAGCGGTACAGGGGTTCGAGTCCCTCATCCCCTGCTTTAAAAGGGGCTGTGAAATAACAGACTCTACGGAAAAAGAGGACTTTTCGTTCAAAATGAACGAAAGGTCCTCTTTTATGTTATGGACTTTAGTCTGTTGAGCCCATTGGAGTTTTTCGTTGTTCCGAAAAATGGAGATGGGCGAAACAATGAACCACCCGCTATGCGGGTGCGCGTCGATTGTTATACAAAAAAATTACCTTTCCGTGTACAATAAAGTTGTTCAGGCTATATTGTAGAAAGGAAAGGTAATTTATGGCGAAGAAAGAATATTCACTTGCACACACAAAATGGATGTGCAAATATCATATCGTCTTCACACCAAAGTATAGACGAAAAGTACTTTATAATCAATACAAGGCAGACATCAGAGATATTATAAAACAATTGTGTAGTTATAAAGGTGTTGAAATAATTGAAGGACATCTGATGCCAGACCATATCCATATGTTAGTCAGTATTCCACCGAAGATAAGTGTATCTTCATTTATGGGATATCTAAAGGGTAAAAGTGCACTTATGATATTCGATAAACACGCAAATTTAAAGTATAAATTTGGAAATCGGCATTTCTGGGCAGAAGGATATTATGTTAGTACAGTCGGATTAAATGAGGCAACAATAAAAAAATATATCC